TTGCAGCTGCTGTGCTTATCGTAAACGGAGCAATTGCTGCATGGACTGCCATCACCACTGCAGCCACCGCTGTGCAGGCAGCCTTCAACGCGGTCTTAGCGCTCAACCCAATCACCCTCATTGTCATTGGTATCGGTCTGCTCATCGCTGCTCTTGCCGCTGCCTATTTCAAGTTTGAAGGATTCCGCAACATTGTCGATTCTGTCTTCAAGTTCATCGGCAAAGCCGTATCAGGATCAATAGACCTAATTAAGAGCTACTTTACAGGTGTCCTTGGTTTCTACAAAGCAATGTTCAACGGCATCGCTTCGCTGTGGAATAACACTTTCGGCAAGTTGTCTTTTAAGATTCCGTCCTTTGTGCCGGGCATCGGTGGCAAAGGCTTTGACGTGCCGAACATTCCGATGCTCGCTGAGGGTGGCATTGTAAACAAGGCAACCCTTGCCGTGATTGGCGAGGCTGGCCCTGAGGCTGTTGTGCCTTTGTCCCGTGCTGGCGAGTTTGGTATGGGCGGCGGCAACAACGTCACTATCCATGTAAACGGTGGTGACCCCAACGCTGTGGTAGCAGCTCTACGCACCTACATGCGCCAAAACGGATCTGTACCTATCCGAGTGAGCAACATTTTCTAATGGCTCTCCAGTCCTACACTGTCGCTTACTCAACTAATGGCTCGACGTGGACTGGCTTAACCAATGTTCAAAACATCACAATCAAGATTGGTAAGAGCGCACAACTTGACGCGGTAAACGCTTCTATTGCTTCTTTTGAAATGCGCTATCCCACGGGCTACGCCTCGCCTATTACCCAGTTAGTTGCCGGGTCATACATCAGAATTTCAAACACCACAGGTACTGCAAACCCTATTTGGTACGGAGAAATTACTGATGTAAACGCAACCTACGGCATCCCGTATGCGGGTGGCGTAGGCCCAGCTGACTTTCTCAATGTTTCTTGTGAGGGTGCTTTCGCTGCTGTGGGCCGTATGCAGGGCAACGGCTACTCGATGGCTGCTTCTAGCATTGTTGACCAGTTCCAAAACGCAAACATTCAGACGGGTTTGAACTTTGGATATTTGCCTTTGTCGTCTAGTACCCGTCTTGCTGCTACGACTGTAAACAGCACGTGGGGCGACTGGGTGAACCGTGTGTGTCAAAGCACTAACAGCCGTTTGTGGGACGGCATTGCTTATAACGGCTCAACTGTTATCTCACCGTTTTTCAGTTCGGTCAGCACAATTAACTTTTCGGATGTTGCTAATGACTCTACGAATCAGGTTTACAACCAGATCAACTTTGACAGCCTCGCAGACAACTTTTACACGCAGGTCACGGTCACCCCTGAAACGGCTGGCCCTGCCACGGTGACACAGGCGGGGGCTTCGGCACCGTTCCGCACCTATCAGACAAACACATTGAACGAAACCACAGCTCAGGCAACTGACTACGGGAACTATTTGTTATCGAATTACGGTACGGCGCGTTTTGCTATTAGTTCAGTGACTTGTTCAGGTGATGCTCAGGCTTCGTTCCAGTTGGACAAGATGGGTGTTAACGGCGAGTTCGGCAAGACGGTGGGCCGTCAGGTTTCTGTGGCGTTTCGTGGCACCACTTATCAGTGCATTGTGGAGGGTGTGACTATGTCTGCTTCGCCTGCTAGTTCTTCGTTTACTTTCCACTTGTCCGGTGCTGATCTGAACGCTTATTTCATTTTGAACAATGCCGTTTTCGGCAGGCTCGATTTCAACAAGTTAGGTTATTAGTTATGAGTTTTCCATCTTTTTCTACTGGCGAGGTTTTGACGGCTGCGGATATGAACGCTGTCGGCTTGTGGCTTGTCAAGACCGTCAGCGTGGGCGCAAGCAACGTGTCAGCGGTGGATGTCACTTCGTGCTTTAGCAGCGAGTACGACAACTACCTAATCTCGTATTCCGACATTGACGCAAGCATCAACGGCGCAGGCTTTTTTCTTCGATTTGGCACTATCGCATCGCCAGTAACTACCAACTACCGCTTCGGTGGTCTCTTCAGTGGCTACACAGGAACAAACCTCAACCTAAACCAAAACACGCCCGGGTATTGGGAAGTAGGCGGCACAAGCTCGGACAAGGCTTCAGGGCAGTTCTATGTCAACGCGCCGAATCTCGCCACTCCAAGTTTTTACACAAGCCAATTTGCTCGGTCAGACGCTGCCTTTGTTATTTCGGGCATTCAAACAGATTTGACACAGCACACAGGTTTTCATTTTTACCCATCATCAGGAACGATGGTCGGTGGCACTATTCGCGTTTACGGAATAAGGAAATAAAATGAGCGACCCAATCTTTATTTCGGTTGACGGCGAAGTCCGTGAAGCCACAGAACAAGAAGCAAACAACATTAAAGAGGCGCAGGCAAATGCGATTGAAGTTACTTCTGCCGATAATCCTGACGCTTAGCCTGACCGCTTGCGCTGACCGTGTCCGCGAAAACTGCGAAACCACAAAAGCCAACGGCCTACTAGAAAGACGCTGCCCATGAAACCCGAAAACCGTTTAACCAACGAAGAAATCAAAGCCCGACTAATCCTCATCGTAGGAATCGCACTCTCATTCTCATTCGTAGCCGCAATTGTCTCGCTGATCTACGGCTTGCTATTTGTTGTACAACCCCTCGAGCAGGCACCCAATGACGCAGAAGCGTGGGCAGTCCTCTCACCGATGCTGATGACCCTTGCCGGTGGTCTCATCGGTTTACTCGCAGGCAACGGCCTCAAAGACAAACCGAAAGACCCACCAGCACCATGATTAGCGCCACCATTACTGTCGCCACCACACCAACCCTGCTCGTAGCAGCTGCAACAGGCACACGCACCATCTACCTCCACGTAGACGGCAACACCATCGTCTACCTAGGCGGTGCAACAGTTACAACCTCTGCAGGCACAGCCGTAGAAAAACACACCAGCCCCATTGCCATCACCCTTCGAGATGGCGACACGCTGTACGGCATCGTCACATCTGGAACCGCCGATGTCCGAGTTTTGAGGGACAACTAATGCCTAGGAAATACCCGTTCTACCCATCATGGGATGGCAAAGCCACAGACCCCGTCACGAAGAAGTTCTACGACCTCTGCAAACGCCGTTGGGCATTCACCAACCTAGGCATGTATGTCCTGAGAAACGCTCGAGGCTCTAAGCACATGTCGGTGCATGCGACTGGGTTCGCTGTTGACATGGGCTACCCAAAAACCCGTGCAGGCCGTGCTACCGCCCGAGAAGCATGGGACTGGCTCATCGAGCACAGCGAAGAGCTGCGTATCTGTGAGATTCACGATTACTCGTATTTGAACCCTAAGCAGGATCCGAAAGACAAGACCGCCTGGGGTCGCGGATTTAGGTGCAGTCGCGGTGAGCAGAACAAAGGTGTCAAGGTGTTTACGTCCACCGACAACGCTGGCACACCCGGCGGTGCATGGCTCCATGTTGAAGTGTCCAACGATTGGGAATCACCTGAGGCTTTTGAGGCTGCATGGCGCGCCCTACCTAAGCCTGTAAAGACTCCCTAGGGGCTTGGTCTCTCCTAGGGGCTAGGAGGGTTGGGTGTGTTGTTTCTCCCCCACTCCAGCCCTCCGCTTTCGTAATGCTTGACTTGTGTTTACACATTGGTCAGAATGTTTACACGGGCGACCAAGCGCCCCCAAACAAAGGAGACATGATGTTCGATGACTTGCCACTGTTCCGCAGTGCAGACCCAATCACCTCAGTGCTAGGCGCTGGCGATGTAAAGCCCCGTAGAGGCTCCCAGCAGGCTCTCCTGCTCGCCGAATACGCATTCCGAGACGGACTTACCGATGAAGAAGCAGGGCTCTTCTCAGGGCTTCTCAGCCGTCCTAAGTGCTGCTACTGGAAACGGTGCAGCGAACTCCGCGCAAAGGGTCTCATCGTCCCCACAGGCGAAACACGCCTCTCATCGGCTGGTTCAGCCATGCAGGTCTGTGCCATCACCCCAGCAGGGAAAGAAGCACTCCGATGATGGTATTCCTAGTCACCCTGCCTCTAGGGTTATTTATGGCCTGCCTCATCTACGGCAT